ACAAGGTCATCGTGAATACCGCTAAGCCACAGGCGGCGAACAGCGCCTTCTCACCATCCTTCGTACTGGCTGTAGGCGGTGACGCGGGAGCGGCTATCACGTCCACCAACTCCAGCACGAGCGCCAGCAGTATATCGGTGCTCCTGCCCGATGGTGTCGGGCTGATCTAAGAGTACGTCTTTTTCGGGGCTCAATCTATTAGGAAAGTCCCTGTTTACGGTACTACAGTTGAGTTCGGCCGCGCCCCATGCGATGCTCGGGGCATGAAAAAACCATCACGCATGACAGTTGCCATCTACGCCCGCGTATCGACCGAGGAGCAAGGGCTCGACGACCAACTCGACAAGCTGCGCGAGCACTGCCGGCGCTGGGAGTGGGAAGCGGTCGAGTACTTGGACAAGATCAGCGGCAAGGAAGGCGCGAGCCGGCCAGGCCTTGAACAGTTGCTTCGCGACGCCAGCCGCAAGGAATTCGCCGCCGTGCTGGTCCACAAGATGGACCGGTTCGGGCGCTCGACGCTCGACACGCTTACAAATATCCGCTCCCTGGATCAGTACGGCGTCCGGTTCATCGCGCTTCAAGAGCACATCGACACCGACAAAGCCTCACCGACAGGCAAATTTATATTGACCATCTTCGCCGCGGTCGCCGAACTCGAGCGGTCATTCATTCTCGAACGCACGGGCGCCGGCCTTAAGCGGTACCGCCGCAACTACGCCGCCGGCATTGTGGGCGTCACCTGCCACAGCAAGAGCGGCAAGGACCTCCCGATCGGCAGGCCGAAAGTGGTCTTCGACCGTCAAAGGGCTCGGGACATGCACGCCAAGGGGAGGTCGGTCGCTTCTATCGCCCGTCTCCTGGGTGTAGGGGTGGGAACGGTCCACCGAACGCTCCACCAGGCCGCGTAGGCATTCCAATAATGTGGTTGCCGACCCCCGGCTGTCTATTCTGAATAGACAGGGCCGCCCCAGTCTCTTTTGACCCTTCCCCAGTCTGTAATTATTGGACGTTTCCTCGTTGTAAACAAAGCAGTTCCATTATGAACTACGTTATCCTCGTCCCGCTGGGCGCGACCGTCGTCAACGTTTTGGCCCTGGTGGGGAATCTCGCCTGGTCGATGTACAACTCCCGGATGGAGACGAAGGTTCTCCAGCACATTGACGCCCTCAAAGAGTGGACGGATGAGAAGTTTCGCACCCGGCCGATCTGTGAGGAGCTTATGCGCGCCGTGGTCGAGCGGCTGAATCGCGCCGGCGCATGAGATCAGACCCCAAGCCCAGGACGAAGCCCGCGGGCGCGACGAAGGCAAAGCGTGCTCCCCACGTATTCCCACACCCGCAAACCCCCGTAAAAAAGCGCGATCGCCCATCGCCGAAGCCGGCGAGCGGCGCCATCGCGGATCCGCCCACGCCTGAGCCGGCGGTGGAACCAGGTCCGCCCGAGCTGCCGCAGTGGGTGAAGGATCTCGACGGCGAGATCAGCGGCGCGCACCTGGCCATCCGTCCCGTGCTGCCGAAGAAGAAGAGCGGCCGGGTCTCGCGGAAGCAGGCTTTCCTCGGCGCGTACGTGCAGTGCGCGAGCGTGACTCGCGCGGCGCAAGCTGCCGGCGTCTGTCGGGAGATGCACTACGAATGGCTGGAGACGGACGCGGGGTACGCGCAGGCCTTCGAGGCCACACGCGACCAGGCCGCGCAGGTCCTCGAAGACGAAGCGGTTCGGCGCGCCTACCAGGGAACGCTCAAGCCAGTCTATTACACCGGCCAGCTCTGCGGTGTGCAGCGGGAGTACAGCGACGGCATGCTCACCATGCTGCTCAAGGGCGCCAGGCCGGAGAAGTACCGCGACCGCGTAGATCACACGGTCGTTAAAAAGGATCTGCGGTTCAGGGGCTCGATGACCGAACTGCTGGCGATGTACCGCGAGATGACCCAGGGCGACAAGGCCTGATGCCGTGCACCTCGACCCCGAGGCCGCAGCCACGTGGTTTGAAGCTATGTCTGAGCACATTATGCCGGCGCCGGTGCTGGATGTCCTCGAAGAGCAACTGGAATACCTCCTGGATCACGCGGGCGTGACGTGCGCGCCGAATTGCGCCGAGTGCCGGCGCCTGCAAACAGTCAAGGCTGCATTGCTTCGTCCGTTTCACGTCGTCTCGCAGCCGATGAGAGCACGTGAATAAGCCATTGACGCGCGCCGAAGTCGAGCGCATGATTCAGGGTTTCGGCGATCATGCGAAATTCTGCGAACACCTGCAGATTCGGAACAAAGAAGGCGTGACGGTCCCGTACCGCAACTCGCCCGCCGGCGCCAAGCTCAACAAGGCCATTCGCGAGCAAGAGATGGCGCGGCAACCGGTGCGCGTGTGCTGCCTCAAGGCCTCACAGGTCTGGATGAGTAGCAGTGCCGCTGTGGAAATCTTCCGCCGCGTCCCCTTCTGGCCAGGCCGGCGGGCTTTGGTCCTCGCGGATTCGGACGCGCACGCCGACCTGGTGTTTCAGTACTACCAGCAGTATGCCGCGAGCTACGCCGAGAACCCTTACGGCTCGGAGTGGAACTCCGAAGCGGAGATGCCGGCTCTGATCAAGGACACGGAGCGTCACATCCGCTGGGCGAACGAATCAAGCATCCTGGTCGGCACCGCCTACAACGTCGATATCGGCCGAAGCGCCCCGTACAACTGGGCGCACCTTTCGGAGGCCGCTTTCTACCGCGACATGGGCACGCTCATGACCGGGTTGATGCAGCGCATTCCGAACTCGCCCGACTCGGGCATCATTGTCGAGTCGACCGCGAACGGGATGGGCGGCGACTTCTACGACCTCTGCATGCGGGCCATGGATCCGCGCAAGGCCAGCGGGTGGAAGTTCGTTTTCTTCGGCTGGTGGGAGCACCCGGAATATCGCCTTGCGTGGCCAGGCTTCAAGATTTCGCGCGAGGAGCTGGTCGAACAGCAGAAATATAACCTTCACGTCGATCAGATCGTCTGGCGGCGCCGGCAGATCGATACGGCCTGCGAAGGCAAGATCGAACGCTTCCGGCAGGAATTTCCTGGTAACCCGCAGGAAGCATTTCAGAGTTCAGGCCGCACGATTTTCGACATGGCGGCTGTCTCGCGCATGCCCCTGATTCAGGACGCACCCAGAGGACGCCTGGAAGTCGTCGAGGTAGGGCTTGAGAAGCGCGTCCAGTTCAGGCAGGGCGAGGACGGTCGCGGCGAGCTCGTCATCTACAAGATGCCGCGCAAGGGCGGCCGGTACATCATCGGTGTGGATCACGCCGAAGGCATCGATCCCAAAGCCCGCACCGGCGCGGGCGGATCGGACCCGGATTATTGCAGCGCAACGGTTCTCGACGCCGACACCGGCGAGGAACAGGCCAAACTGAAAGAGCGATACGAGCCGGGGCCGTGGGCCGAGCGCGTTTACTGGCTGAGCCGGTTCTATGCGTGGGCGTTTGTGACGCCCGAGCAGAAGGCAGTCGGCAAGGCGGTAATTGGCGAGCTACTCAAGCTGCAGTTTCCGATCGAGCTGATCTACTCGAAGCAGCGCGATCCGAGCGACCGGAAAACTCCGCTCCTTCAAGAGCTGGGGTTCGACACGAATTTGGTGTTCCGGCCGGTGCTGATCGCAGGCCTCGACCGCGCATTGCGCGAGGGAGCGATCAAACTCCACGACCCGGAGACGATTGCAGAATTGCAACGGTTCGTGCGCAAGGCAAATGGCCGCGAGGAAGGCATCGGTCACGATGATGACGTCTTCGGGGTGGCGCTGGCTGTCGAAGGGCTGCCGTACGCGCGCAGGGCGTTCGAGTACCGCGAATCTCTCAAGAGCGACGCGGAAGCCAGCCGGCCGATGAGTTATCGATTCAAGCGAGCGCAAGTTGACGACGATGACTGACCTCACGAGCAGGCCCTACCATCCGGACCCCGATCAGTGCTGTGAGGCCTGCGCCTTCGGACGCGGCCCGCATGCGGATTTCTGCAAGGTGTTCTGGCACCCGCTGCCGCTCACGGTTCAGATGCCTACGGGTGATAGTGTGACGCTCGTTAAACGACTCCGGACTCAAGGCTGATGGCTAAATCTTTCCAAATTGCGATCTCCGACGGCGAGCGCGGTAAGCTCTTAAACCGCATCGAGCAGGACTTCCTGCTCGACAAAGCCTCGCACCTCCGGTATTCCGAGCGCTGCGCGGGTTGGATGAAGAAGTGGGAAGCGCGCGTTGAGCGGCCGCGGATGGGCGAAGAGCATCACCCGAACCACGTCGTTCCCATGGTGCAGTGGCAGTGCTTCAACAAGATGGCGCGCGACCTGCAAACCATACTAGGCGACGACGCGGAGATCACGGCGGCGTCGGTTGGGCCGAGCGACGAAGCCGACGTCGTCAAAATAGGCCGTTACATGACGAATCGGGTCTTCAGCCAAATGAAGATCGTCGATCCGCTGTGCGTCTTCGAATTCAGGCGCATCTTGAATGGATGGGCGGCGGCATACCGTCCCTGGTATAAACGTGAATTCACGACGCTGGACAACGGGAAGCCCACGCAGGTGTGCGACTACGAGGGACCTGGCTTCTTTCCGTTGGAGCCGGACGACCTGATCGTCCCGCCGGAGCGCGGCGTAACCTCGCTACAGGATTTCTCGCATGTGATCCGCAGAGTGCGCGTCACAGTGGACGACCTCCAGCGCGGCGACGGCACGCTGTATCAAGGCACCTCAGACCCGGCATTTGTGACGCGCGCGATCGACTGGGCCAAGAACAATACAGCCAACGACTACACACTGGTGGGACAGGACCCGGTGCGCGCGGAGCGTGAGAAATCGGAGTTAGTGGACTATGACGCGTACATGCTGGGGCGTCGGTCTCTGTGGATCTGGGAATGGTACGGCAAGTGGCGGCCGCTAAAGGGCAGGCAGGAAGCGGCGGAAGACAATCTCGCCAGGCGCGAGCAATTCGAGGCTGACTGGGTGGTGAAGTATATCCCCGGCATGCGCGAGATTGTGGGCGTGCAGGACCTTTTGCAGCTCTACCCGAAGATGCGGCGCCGGCGCCCCTTCGTGGAAAGCACATTAATCAAAGACGGCACCTACCGGCCGAAAGGATTCGGCGCTCTACTCGAAGACCTGGAAGACGAGGCGACCGCGAATTCGCGTCTGTTCGTCGAAGCCGGCGAACTGAGCGTGTGGCCGATCGTGTTCTTCAAACCCGGCGGCGGTATGAAGCCGGGTAAGTTCCAGCTCGCGCCGGGCATGGCGGTGCCGACCGAGGATCCCGGCTCGATCAACGTCGTCAACATCAACCCGAAGCTAGACTACGCAATCCAGCGGCAGCAGGATATCATTTCGACCGCGGAGCGCGTGACCGGCATCACGGATCAGTCGCTCGGCCGCGCGATCGACACGCCGAACGCACCGCGCACGGCAGCCGGCCAGCTCGCCCTGATCGAAGAGGGCAACGTCCGCGCGTACCTCGACGCGACCGTCTTGCAGACCGACTTCGAGCAGATTGTCACCGACTTTTGGGACCTCGACTGTGACCTGGTGCCGAAGACCGAACCGGGGCTCTTCTTCCGCGTCACCGAAGAGCAAGCAGGTGGTCTATTCGACGTGAAACAGGGTGGCGCGTACATGACGCCGAAGGAATTCGGCGGGACCTATGATTTCTCCCTGAAGTTTGCTACCAGCGTTTGGGCCAGGCAGTCCCGTAAGCAGGAGCTTCTGAGTTTCTACCAGCTCGCATCGCAGAACGCGCTCATTGCGCAAAATCCGAAAGCGCTCTGGTCGCTGACCAACCGCCTCGCCAACGAATTCAACATCAAGGATTTCGCCACCCTGGTACCCCCGCCGCCCGACCTCGACCAGCCCAAGCAACCTAAGGATGAGTGGACGGAGATGCTGGAAGGCGACAAGGTCAACGTCAACCCGCAGGACAACGATCAGCAGCACATCCTTGAGCATACGCAAGAACTGGAACAGGAGCGGCGCGACCCCGATCGCGACGCGCAGGCCATCGGTCTGATGGTGCAACACATCCTCGATCATCAGCAGCAGATGCGCACGAAGCAACTGCTCGCCGTTCTCGCGCACGCGGCCATCGGGCAACTGATGCCACAAAGCCCACAACAGCAGATGCAGGCGCACCTGGCGCAGATGTACGGCGCCCCTCCCGGGCCTGGCGGTCCACCGCAAGCTCAACCCGGACCCCCACAGTTAGGCCCAGTGGCACCCGTGCTGCCTCCACAGGGCGTACCTGGGCAGATTCCCCCTCCGCCGGCCGCGGTGGGCGCTCAGAACGCGCCTAACCCCACGAATGGAGCGATGTAAGTGAAACTCCCAGGCAAGTACAGCCGCGCGTCCGTTCGGTACACGTGGGAATGCGCCCGTTGCAAGGTGGCTGAGACGCATCGCCTCCTATTCCGCGCCGGCGAGGAAGTGCCGCTGTTTGCCGAGGTGCCGACGGGCTGGAAGCTGGTGGACGGAATCTTATTCTGCCCCCTGCACAGGGTCCGGACTTTCGTGGATGACAAGCTCCTCGGATCGGAAGGTCAACAGTGAGGCCTAAGGTGGAAGCGCCCGACTCATCCGATCTCGACGCTCTGCGGGAGCTGGTCCGGACGCCAGGCTACGCGCTGCTGGTGGAACGTATCCACTTCAGTATTGCCTGCGCTCAGAAGGCGCTGGAAGAGGACGCCGGAGCGGAGCGGACCTGGTTGCTGCGTGGTCAGATCCGGGCGTGGCGCATAGCCCTGAAAATGCCGGAAATCCTGAAGGACGAAATCTCGAACGAGGTGAAGCATGGCAAAACTGACGATGGCAGAGCGTAGGGCGCTCCCAAAGAGTGATTTCGCGGTCCCGAGCAAGGCGCCAGGCCCCGGCTCGTATCCCATCGAGGACGCGAGTCACCGCCGGAACGCGCTCTCGCGATCAAGCGGCAAGCCCGTCGCTGCCAAGGTCAAGGCGGCCGTGAAGCGCAAGGCGCCGGCCACCTCACAGTGGCAATCCGTCGCTAACAAGATGCTGGGGGCGAAATGAGCGGTCTGAATATGAACACGAAGACGCTGCCGACCGACCAGGTGGCGGCGATCGCAGCCAAAGCGAAAGCGGGCCTCGGTGGCAAAGCGCTCTCGAAGAGCGCCGGCAAGAAGGTAACGCCCACGGTCAAGATGGCAAAGCCAAAGACCGCCATCACGGCTCCGGCACAATCGCAGTGGCAGGGCGTCGCCAGCAAGATGCTGAACCCCGGATCGGCGAGCGGCTTCTGACCTCTCACGTCATCATCGGCGTGAAGTGCCCCTACTGCTCGAAGTTCCGCAGCCCGCGGGACATGATTGCGATGATGGGCGGCGCTCAGATTTGTGTGCCTTGCGAGCACCGGCACCTCCAAGCGCTCGACGCGCTCTCGAAGGGCGTTTTTACCGGCGAGTGCAGCGAGTGCGGGCTCTCGGCCGAGGAGCTGGTCGCACAGCGGCGGTGTGGGACGCAGGGCGAGATGGCGGTCCACTTCGAGAACGGACGCTACAGGGCTATGTGCTTGGTTTGCGACAAGGCATACGTTCCGAAGCGGCTGGATCTTTACGGCAAGACGGAATTCTCGCACGTGAACAAGCTGGACTGAACAGGAGTATATGCCAGAACTGAACGACGCCGGCAACGGCGCAGTAGCGTCCACCGTGGCCGACAAGGCCCAGGACAAAGCAGAAACGGTAACAATCTCAAAAGCCGACCTCGCGGCGCTCACGCGCGATCGCGACGAGGCACGACAATCCGAGAAAGCCTGGGCCGACTACCACCGCGGCGGCGGCGCAGCGGCGCGGCCAGCTCCGGAGCCGATCGTAGATGAGTTGCCCAAGGCCGAAGAGTTCCCCGACCCGGAGGGTATGGAAGCGCCGGCGGAGATCGAGGGCGACACGCCCGAAAAGATGGTTGACGACCTCGCGGCCAACGGCGTAGCGGCGCTTTCGAGGCGCGGCTTCATCACGGCGGCCGACGCACTCAAGCTGGCGAAACAGGTTGCCATTGAGGTATCGGGCAAGCTGATCGATAACAAAGTCGCCAAAATGGGGACCGACCAGCAGATCATGCAGGAGTTCCCCGAGCTGCGCAACCAGCAATCGGAGTTATTCATCGAAACGGCCAAGCGGTACCAGCGGGCCGTGGCGATGGACCCCAATGCCAAAAAGACCCCGGCGGCGCTGTATCTCGCAGCCGATGCGGCCCGCGAAGCGATCAAGGGCCGCACGGACGCGAAGACCCGCCAGGGTCGCGCCAACGAGACGGAAGACGACCGCCAGGCGCGGATCGACGCGCAGGACGGGCGGAACCGCGGACGCGGCGCTACGGATGATGATTCGGACTTCCTCGGCGATGAGGCCAGGCAGGTGATTAAAGCCTTCGGTCTGACCGACGCGGAGTTCAAAACCAGTCAAAAGGAAACGGCCGGCGGCCGGGCCGGGAGGCGCAAATAGATGGCACGCGGCAAAGACAAGATCATGGTTTCGGGCGGCGTCGGCCCGTCCAAGCTGCACGGCGGCAGCGACGACGGCCCCGACACGCGGCGCATCGAGCGGCTCAGGAAGTGCCACATCAATGGAGTGGCGATTCCGGATCTCCACCTCCTCGACGATATCCTACGGGCACTCGACTATGCCGCCACCGACGAAGGCGTTGCGGAGTCCAACGCGCGCCCGAATGTTCGCGAGGCGTCCGGGGTGAGCCTCGGCAAAGACGGCTTTGACAAGGCGCTTGAGGAGCGGCGCGATGACGTGAAGCTGCGCGAGAAACCGCTCTTCGACTCGCGCGACCCCCTCAAGGAGCTGGCCGACCGTCACGCGGTGCCGGGCATGCGTGCGAAGTTTCTCTCAGCCAACCGGCTCAAGGAGCGGGGCGGAACGGGCGACTACCAGATCGTGAAGGACAAGGACGGCAACGATGTGAAGGTCCGGGGTATGGTCCTGGCACACATTCCCGAAGAGGTTGCAGCCGCGCGCACCGAGCACTATCGGGACCGCGGCAATCAAATTTTGAAACAGATCGGCGAAACATACAAAAGCGAAGGCGGCGGGACCGCCGTCGTCGACGTCGACAACCGGTAACACATTTCTTACCTCGCACGGCCGGCGCCCAACCGGCAAGCGGGTTAGAGGCGCTGGTGTGCCGCGCCGCGAGGCTGCACACCCTGAATTTCCCCGTAACGCGAAGCAGGCGCTTTTCCCACCGTCCCGCAAGGGCAATCGGAAAGCGGTTCACCTCGGCCCGCCAGGTCTTCGCTCCATGAGGCAAGCAATTTCACTCAGGAGCTAAACCTATATGGCAAACGTTAATGCGCCCTTCGGCTTCCGGCCGACGATGCGCACCACCTCCGGCGCCGCCGGAGCAATCCAAGCGGTCAACAAGATTGCCGCGGCTGCCGCGTTGTATATCAACGACGCGGTGACCCACGCGGCCGCATCGTTGCTGGCGACGCCGGCAGTCGCAGTAGCGGCACCGACCAACCCCATCGCCGGCGTCAATCTGATCTACGGCGCGGGTACCACCGCGACTTCCCACGCAATTGTGCTCGCCGAGGGCGCCATCTTCATGGTTCAGGGCGACGGCACTTCCGGCGGCTCAAGCCCGCTGAACGCCGCGGCCATGAGTATGAACGCGAACCTCGTGGCGACCACGGGCAACACCGGGACCAAAATCTCGGAGCAGGGCCTGGCGGAATCCACGCTCGCGACTACCAACACGCTCGACCTCAAGGTGCGCGGGTTGTGGCAGAGCCCCGACAACGCGCTCGGGCAGTACGCACGGGTCTACGTGACCTTCAACAACTTGGTCGGAGCCGACCAGAAGGCGGGCATCTAACATGCAAATCAGAGGCCAATTTTCCGACTTCTTCTTTGAAACGATGCTGCCGGCTCTCAATGCCAAGATCTGGCAGAATTTCAAAGCCAAACGCAGGATGTACGATCTCCTGCTCAACACCGACACGACTTCCCGCTCTATCGAGCAGTTCGCTCAGATGACCGGCGTCGGCCTCCCCACGCTGGTAGCGGAAGGCGAGGACACCCCCACCGACACGATGGTGCAAGGATTCTATAAGACCTTCAAGCCCGCGAAATACGGGCTAGGCATCGCCGCTTCGCAGGAACTGGTCGAGGACGACAAGATGGGGATTATCTCCCGTCGCACCGTCGCTCTCTCGAATTCGATCTACCAGTCGCGCGAGATCCAGGGCGCCTCGGTCTTCAACAACGGTTTCTCGTCCAGCTTCAACGGCCCGGACGGCTACCCGCTGTTCTCGCTTTCTCATCCGTTGGTCAAAGCCGGCGGCGTTCAAAACAACATGCTGTCGACCCCTGCCGATCTGGACGTCGGCTCGCTCGAATTGGCCCTCACCGACTGGGAGCTGATTAAGACACATGAAGGCTTTTTGCAGATGCTCCCGACTCCTCGGGTTCTGGTCGCTTCCGCCAACCGCTGGAACGTGACCGAGATCCTGAAGTCGCAGACGCGCAGCGACACCGCCAACCGCGTGTCGATCAACGCCTTCCAGGACGGCACGGAAACCGGCTCGGCAATCGAGCCCGTGATCTGGCCGTACCTGACCGATCCCGACACCTGGTTCCTGGTCGCTCCTCCGAGCGAAACCGAGACCATGTGGCTCGACCGCAAGGCCCCCTACACCAAGGCCGACTACGTCGAGCGCAACGAGACGGGATACGTCTTCATGCGTTACCGCGCCGACTACGGCTTCTACGGCTGGCGCGGCGTGTACGGCGTGCAGGGCGCGTAGCCGCTTTCCCTCCTTGCATCGTTTCGGGGCCGTCTCTCGTGAGAGCGGCGGCCCCTGGTCTTTCATGAAATAAAACCCGCGCGAAGGTATCTCCCTCGATCGCCAGCGGCTAACCTTGGAATGGAGAAAAAACAGTCATGGGACAATCCAACTTCGACGTAGTTACCGCGAACGCTTTTATCGGTTCGCAATTTCTCACTCAGGGCAACACATTTTTCGTGCGGCCCGCAACTGGCGGCGACGGCAACGACGGCAAGTCGCCGAAGCGCGCCCTGAAGACTTTGGCCGAGGCGCTCAATAAGTGCACGGCTGGGCAGAACGATGTTGTTTACTTGATGGCCGAATCGGACACCGCGAGCAGGACCACGGATTATCAATCGGCGAATCTCAACTGGAACAAGGACCTCTGTCACCTGATCGGAGTGAACGCGGGTAGCATGATCAGCCAGCGCTCGCGGATTGCGCCGCTCTCGACGGCGGCCACCTTCCCCAACCTTTTCACCCTGTCGGCGAACGGCTGCCTGATTCAGAACATTGAATTCTTCCAGGGTGCGACGGGCAGCAATCCGACCGCGGCCTC